TTGGTCAAACATCACTTTTCTTTCGGCACAGCATTGACCGCACTGTATTTCTGCTTCCAAACGAAACACTCAAAGTTGTGGTCACTGCTAACGAAGGTGGGATGTCACTGGCGAGCGGTAGTACCTTTCAGACAACGCTAATGCAACGCCTTTCGATGTTGAATCAGTACATCGATATGCGCACGGCATTACCCGCCGACACTTTGCAGATTGACCTGCTTGCGGATTTGCAAAAGATGTTCAACCTATACTTCTACCAGTCGCCGCTTGACCCAACGCTAATTTACATCGAGCCGTTTAATGAGTTCTATACCAGCGGCGTGGTGGATTGGTCGCAGAAATCTGACGAAGCACAGGAGATGACTATCACAATGGGCGACCCTGAATTGCGCAAGCAGTTCACATTTGCATACCGAAATGGCGGTGAGGCGTTAGCCAAAAGCTATCAAAACACTTGGCAGGAAGGCTATGGTTGCAGGATTTTTGACACGGACAACTTCTACGGCGTTGGTGAACAGCGCATCGAAACCAAGTGCGCCACTGTCATCCCTGCGCAGTACCGCACCAACATCGTGCTTGGTCGCACCTTTGATGTGCAGGATGATGGCACTTTGAAAACGATGAAAACAGGCTATCGGATAGCACAGTACAACTACATTGAGATGACACCTGCGCCAAGCGGCTCAACCGAAATTTGGTACTGGGTGAGTAACTTCGGCACGAACATAAGCGGCTGGGTAAGCGGAAACACACTTCCATATATTGGTCACGTGGATAATCCTTATGACCCACAACAGGACTTGGCATTTGGAATGCCGAAGCAGATTTATTTCGCGCTTCCCGATGGGCAAGGCGGGTACACGCCATACACGAATAACAACCTGTTCAACGGCTATTGGAAGACCTACATTGAGGAAATTGCAAGCAAGGAAGCGATGACCGTACAGGCCACCTTCTTGCTCACCGTTACCGACATCGCGGCACTTGACTTCCGCATCCCTGTCTACTGGCACGGAGTTAAATGGCGGTTATTGGAAATCAGCGACTATCGTGTTGGTCAGAACGTGATGTGCAGGGTAACGCTTCGCCGCATCCTGAACCTTGCCGAATTTACAGCGCAAACGGTAACACCGAATTTGAACTACAACCTTGAATCCGAAGTGGATGGCGAGGTCATTCCAACATACACAACACCAGTACAGGTACGCTAATGGCAGATATAAAAAACACCGTTGTCGTTGGTCTTCGATTAGAAGACGAAACGCAGAAAGGCACACAATCGGCGAGGTCGCAACTTAAATCGTTGCGTGAGGAGATGTTGCAACTGGAACAAACAGGGCAACGCAACACTGACCGCTTCCGTGAATTGCAAGCGCAGGCGGGTGGATTGGCTGACCAAATCGGCGACACCCAAGCGCAAATCAAGGCGATGTCATCCGACACCCGCACACTGGACACCTTGCTTGGCGTAGGGCAAGGTTTAGCGGGTGCATTTGCAGTCGCTCAGGGTGCGGCGGCGTTGTTCGGCGATGAGAACGAGGAGTTGCAGAAGGCGATGATGAAGGTGCAGGCGGCATTGGCAATCCTAAACGGCGTACAGGCGGTCGCTAACGTGTTGAACAAGGATAGCGCGGTAATGGTGAACCTGAACGCAACGGCACAGCGTGCGTATGCGGCGGCGGTTGGCACGAGTACAGGTGCGCTCAAAGCATTCCGCTTGGCGTTGGCGGCAACAGGAATCGGCTTGGCGGTGGTGGCTGTTGGTATGCTGGCGGCCAACTTCGATAAGTTAAGCGCGGCGGTCAAAGGCTTTCTTGGCATTCAAGACCAGCAGACGAGCGAAGAGGCGATGGCGGCTTTGAACCATCAGCTGGCGTTAATGAATGCAAGGGGCGATGAGCAGATTAAAATACTGCAAGCCGAACACGATGGACTTTATGATGTGCTTGAACTGGAAACCGACCTTGCCAAGCAGAAGGAAATCAGGCAACGGCAGGAGATATTGCGAGCGCAGGGCGCGGCAATAAGGAGCAAGGAAGAGCAGGCGAATGCAAAAAAGCAAATCGAGTTTGAGCGGGAACTGCAAGACCTTTTTTTGCAAAATGATGAGTTGCGTTTACAGGAAATGAATCGCTTAAACAACTTAGATTATGTATACACGAAGCAACAAAAGGCAAGGCAGGAAAATGCACAACAGCAAAGGCATATTGAGGCGGAGTTTGAAACAGCACAACTGGCGTTGCAACGCAGGCTTGACGATGGCTTAATTAGCGAGCAACAACGTGCCGATTTATTGGTGCAGATTGAAAGGCTGAAAACGCAGAAAATAGCAAATCTAAATACAGAGTTAAGCGAGAAAATAAAAGCAATACGCCAAGCCGAAACAAATCAATCGATACAATTAGCAGGGCAAGCATTTGGCGCAATCAACGACATAATGCAGGCAACCTATGGCCAAAGCGTTGAAGACCGCAAGAAGGCGTTTGCCGCAAATAAAAAGTTTAGTTTGGCGCAGGCCATCATCAGCACCTACTTGGCCGTGAATAACGCGCTGACTGCTGGTGGCAATCCCATCAAGCTGGCAACAGGCGCGCAATTTGTCGAGGCGGGCATAGCACTTGCCGCAGGTTTGGCTAATGTCATCAAAATCAGCAAGACGCAATTTGACGCGAGTGCAACAGGAAGCACTGGCGGAAGTATGTCAATTAGCGGGGGCGGCGGAGGTGGTGGCGCATCACTACCAGCACCAACAGCAACCAACCCAAACAGTCAACTGCTCAACCCACCTGCTAACGGACAAGGACAAGGGATGCGAGCGTATGTGGTTGAATCCGACATCCGCTCGGTTAGCGGCAGGCTTCGGCGGATGAGTGAATTTGCAACGTTAGGCGCGTAGTGGTATTTGACCATATGGAACAGCTACCTGTTTACTTAATGACGATTGACGAAGATGGCGAAGGCGTTAGCTATGTGAGCCTTGTGGAATCACCCGCAATCGAGCGACCTTTCATTGCCCTATCCAAACAGCACCGCTTCGCTGAGGATGCGGCACTTCGCATCTTGACAGGCCCGTTAATGCTTGCCGATACGCCAATCATAAGACAGGATGACACGCGGGGTAAGTACTACGTGATGTTCGACAAGGACACCATCCGCAAGATGGTTCAGAAGTACTTCAAGCAACAAAATCAAGCGAAGGTGAATGCCGAACACAGCAAGCCGCTGGATGGAGTGTATATGTTTGAATCGTACCTGATTGACCGCGAGCGCGGGGTGAATCCACCGAAGGGATTTGAAGATGCGCCTGATGGCAGTTGGTTTGGTTCGTTCAAGGTTGAGAACGACAAAGTATGGGAAGAACGCGACCAGTTCACAGGGTTCAGCATTGAGGGCTACTTTGGGATGCAGGCAACCGAATCGAGTTTGGAGGCGGCGATGGCGAGCCTTGAAGAAGCGTTCAGCGTTTTTTTGCATACTATCAAAGAACGTGGTATTTAACTACAAAAGCGACCTATGAGCATAGCAAATCGTTTAACTGAACTGGCTGACGCATTGCGCAAGTTCACCGCGACACCTACGCCGCAAACCTTTGCCGACTACAAGTTGGAGGATGGCACAATGGTGCGCGTTGATGGTGACCTTGTTGCAGGTACGCCTGTATTCGTCATAACCGAAGAAGGAATGCTGCCTGCGCCTGACGGACAGCACACTGTTCCCGAAGTTGGGGTTATCACTACCGAAGGCGGCAAGATTGTCGAAGTTGGCGACCTGCCAGCAGGAGAGCCAGTGGTTGAGGAAGAAGTAGCCGCACAGGAAGTGGAGATTGAAGTTGCACCCGAAGGCGAAGGGATGCCCGAAGGCGAAGGGATGCCCGAAGCAGGGAATAAAATCGAGGAGAGAATTAGCGCACTGGAAGCGAAGCTGGATGAGATTATGTCGAAGTTAGCAGGTGCGATGGAAGCCAATACCGCGCGCTTTGACCAGTTGGATGCCGAGGTTCAGAAGATGAGCAAAGTGCCAACGGCAGAGCCGCGCAAAAGAACAAGCGATGCGATTGTCGAGAACATCAAGCTGTCGCGGAACACGAATTTTGAAGCATTAACAAATAACCTTAAAAACCTAAAATAAAAAGATTATGGCATTTTCACTTGGAGGATTAACATCCTACGTTGAGCAACAGCGGTTGCCGTTGCTGACCAAAGCCGTCTTTGACGCAAAAACGCAGTCATTGATGCAAAAGCGTGTTGGCGTTAAGTACGAGGAATCGTTGAACTTAATGGACACCGATGCAGTATTCCAAGCCGCATCCACCTGCGCGTGGAATGCGTCAGGTACAACCACGTTCAGCCAGCGTAACATCAGCGTGGCGCGGGTGAAGGTGCAAGAGGAGTTGTGTCCTCGTTCATTGGAACAGTACTGGATGCAGACGCAACTTACGCAGGGTAGCAACTACGAAGGCGTACCCTTTGAGCAGGCGTTTGCCGAGCAGAAGGCAAAGCAAATCGCAAAGAACATCGAGAACGCTATTTGGCAGTCAACAACTGCAACTGGCGCATCAGGGTGGACTGGTTCATCTGCATCATTGAGCGGTGACGCAAATCTGAACAAGACCGTTGGACTGCTTCACCTGATGGAGAAGACCACTGCATCCGCTTCAATCGTGTCAAGCCTTGCAGGTGCGGCTTTCAGCGACACCACCATCGTCAGCGCGTTTGAAAAAGTGTATCAGAACATCCCTGTTGAAATCATCAGCAAGGACGACATCTACGCCTTTTGCGGCTGGGATACTTACCGCATCCTTGCCAACAAATTGGTAGGATTCAACCTGTATCAGGGTGACCTTGGGCAGTTGGGTGCAGGTGAAATGTTCTTCCCCGGCACCAATATGCGCATCTGCGCGGTCAATGGACTTAACAGCACGCGGCGCATTGTGGCTACTTCTTTGAGCAACCTATTCTTCGGAACTGACCTGCTTTCAGATGAGGATACCTTCCGCATCTGGGCATCGTACGACAACGACCAGATTCGCTTCCAAGCCGCGCTGAAATACGGTGTGCAGTTTGCTTATCCCGAGTTTATGGTGCTGTACAAAGCGAGCGACGCAACGACACCTGCTGGCTGATAACAGGGGCAGGGAAACCTGCCCTTCTTTTTCTTTTGACACTATAAACAAGAAAAAATATGAGCTGCGCACTTACATCAGGTTATGCATTAGGATGCCGCAACAACGTTGGCGGCATTAGCGAAATTAGGCTTGCATCGTGGAACGTCACTGGGTCAGTAGCCACCAACACCACAGGCACGGTGACTGGCTTCACAGGCTACGCTTCGGGAAGCAATGCCTTCTACAAGTTTGAGTTGCCGAAGGGCGTGGGTCAGTTCACTGAAACGACAAACGCGAGTGTTGAAAACGGCACGATTTTCTACCAGCAAGAAATGACGCTGGTCATCAACAGGCTCACGCAAGAGGTACGCAATCAGTTGCGCCTTGCTTCCAACGGCAGGTTGTTGGCCATTGTAACTGACCGCAACGGCAAATATTGGCTGTTGGGTGAAACGAATGGCATCGAGGTGACTGGGGGTACTGCCCAGTCAGGCACAGCGATGGGTGACCGTGGTGGTTATGAGTTGACGTTCACGGCGATGGAGGCACAGCCTTGCAGGGAGGTGCTATCGACTGTCATCGCAGGGGTTACGTCAGGCACGCAAATCACAGGCGGCGCGAATTAAGTGTAGTTCAGTTTGGGTTGGTTGAAAGCCAGTGCGTAAGGGTCGCACTGGCTTTCTTATTTTTGCACAACGTCAACCCTTAAATCTGCACAATGAGAATATGCATCGTTTACAACCAACACCCGACTGGGTGCAGTTACTACCGCCTTGAAATGCCGAATGCGGCCGTTCACGACCTATGCGGTGGCGTTGTTGACTTCGTCAGCATTGATGACATCAGGCGTATGGAAGAGGATGAGTTGAAAACGATTGACCTATTCCTGTACAACCGAACGTGGATAGCAGGGCCGTTGGAGGCGGTGGAGCAGGTCGCCAACATCCTACGCCAGTACGGTGCGCGCATCATCCTTGATATGGATGACTATTGGCATTTAGGCACAGGGCATAGCTTTTACAGGCATTACCACGAAACAAAGATGCCTGCGATCATTGAAAAGCACATTCGGATTGCAGACCACATCATCACGACTACGACGTATTTGCGTGACGAATTGGTAAAGTTCAACAAGAACGTCAGCATACTTCCAAACACGCCTTACATCCAGTACAAGCAATTTGAGCAAAACCCAACGCAAAGCGAGAGGGTGCGCTTCGGTTACTTCGGCGCGGCGCAACACACGGAGGATGTGGAGTTGATGCGGTCACCACTGCAACGCCTGTCGGATGAGGTGGAATTGGATGGGAAGTATATGATTTACTTGGCAGGGTGGAACGAAAACAACCCAATCTATCAAGGCTATGAGCAGGTGTTCAGCAACAAGGGCAAGAACAACAACTACTCACGCATCCAAGCGGCGGACATTTACAGCTATGTGCAGGGGTACAATTGGGTGGATGTGAGCCTTGCACCACTTCGCGACACCAAGTTCAACCGCTTGAAGTCCGAGTTGAAGATAACGGAAGCGGCGTGGATGGGTAAGGCAGTCATTGCAAGCGAGGTGCCGATGTATGCGGACTGCATCGAGAATGGCGTGGATGGGTGGCTTGTTCCTGAAAAGAAGGATAAGTTGTGGTACAAGTATATGCGGGCGTTTATTAACGAACCTGCGATGGCAAAGGAAATGGGTGAGCGGTTGCGGGCGAAGATGCAGGGCAAGTTTGACATCCAGCAAATCAGCGAGGCGAGGCTGAATTTGTACAAATCAGTCGCGCGTGGTATTTAGAGGTAATGCTATACCTCAAAGCCAGCCAATCTAACACTATCAATGTGACGTGGACTGAACGCGCAACCAACGCGACTATCTACAAGTTGATATTGACCAACATCGCGAAAAACACCAGCACGGTCATCTACATTGACGCGATTAGCAACGCGAGCAGTTACGAAGAACGCTATGACCGCTTCACCTTCACGTTGGGCGCGCTTGAAAAAGGGCAGTACAAATACGAGGTCTTGCAGGATGCAAACGGCTACGCGGCAGGTGACGCACTTGGTGGTGGCTTGTTTGTGTTTGAGGATGGCGGCTATGCATATATTAGTGCGGCGGCTGACCAAAGCACGGACGCGCCGTGGGGATGTCAGGGAACGGATGTG